GAACGATGTTATTCCAGTTGCTGAACGAGTTCTGGATGTGGACTTCGTTGACCTGGAAGGCCCCATCGGCCGCTCCATGACTTTCAGCGAGGAAGCCGACACCGCAATAACCAGCCTCCCCATGCCATATCCAATTGTCTTGGATATGCTGACCGGTGAAGACGTTGTTTGACGCATTGGCATAGATACCGGCATAGGTGAACGCGATGGTGAATTCCACGCGCACCCGCGAGAACTGCATATCGCGAATTTCGAGGCCTATAGAACCCGACGTGTTGATGCCGGTCGGCGCGACGCTGTTGCCATTTACCGCCCGCAGCACTGACAGATCGATGTCATATTGCGTATTCCCGCGCGAGGTATGCAGCGTCGATCCGACGATCACTGCCGCGCCAGTTGTTGGGGTGTATAGGATTTCACCCTCAACCTTCAGACGAATAGGAACATCTAGAGACAGCGACGAGCCAAACTTATAGCGATAGCCTGGTGGCCCCCAAACTTCCCCGCATGGTCCTTCGGTCGTTGCTGACCCTTGGACCTTAGCCAAGGCATAAGCCGCAGTGAAAGCCGGCTGATCATCGGTAGACCCATCACCAACTGCGCCAAACCAGAACACGTTCAGGATAGAGCTATTGACGCGCACCCAGGCGCCAGAGGTCGATGCAATCGAATTTGCTTTAATATAGACGGCGTTAGTTGTGTCTGCTGTGATCAGCGATGAATAATTGCCGGATGTCCAATTGAACCGACCGGAGCGGTTTCCCAGGATAAGTTCAACAACAGTATCCTTGGTTGTGTCGAGTGCCTGGAGAGCGGCAATGCTCGTCACGTAGACCGGAACGGTGAAATTTAGCCGGGCTGTCCCGACATCACCAGCATTCGTGCCGCCATTGGCGATCGAGACAGGAGAACTCAGCGCAAATTGCGTGCCGGTAAGGGAAAGGCCATTCCCGGCCGTGTATGTGCCAACGCCCGCAACCTGAGCAAAGGTTATCGAGTTGGTGCCAATGACTGGCTGCTCGGTGCCGTTCTGCTGCCACGTCGTGCTGGCGAGCGTGACACCAGAGCTAATGAAGGTGTTGTCGCCTAGGTTGATCTCGCTCGACTGATCGTAATACGTCGCCCTAGTGAGTACGAAGGGTGACCCCGCACTGCCTGTCGCCGCGACGGTGTAAATGCCGTTCTGGAAGGTCGATGCCTGGTTTTTGACCAATACAACATCATTCACCGAAACAGCAGTTCCATCGACCGATAGAGCGCCGTTTGCATTGGCTGTCAAAGTGGCGCCGACGCCGGATGAGCCGTTCGCATACGTGACCGCTGGCAATGCCGTGGTTGTCGCGTATTTCGAGGCCGGAAGGGTTGTGGTCGCGGTAATAGCCGACTGGACAAAGGCCGTGGTCGCCAGCTTGGTGGAATTATCACCAAGCGTTTGCGTGACCGCAGTCGATGTGGCGCTCAGAGCAACAGTTGGGCCGGTTCCGAAGACGAGCGCGCCAGTGCCAGTCTCGTCACCAACCAAGGCGCCCAAATTTGCTGAATTTGGGGTCGTCACAAAGGTGTCAAACCCCGTAGCACGACCAATAGCCGCCCAGCTCGTCAGATTCGCCGAATAAGGTTGGACCGTTTCACCGATGATGATCGCCGGGTCTACCAGAATATAGAATGCGCCGTTGTACCAGAAGCTGTGCGAGTTTCCGGCGTACATATCGCCTGGGTCTAAGGGGACATATCCAGACGCCCCCGCTTTGACGATGACCCGCGAATTTGTAGAGCCGAATTGAAGTGTCGGGGTAGTGCCCGTATTGGACCGATCGATGCGAATGCACAGGATCTCATAGAGATTGATCTGATCTATGCCGACTTCGGTTTGGACGATGTAATTGTCACCCGTTCCCGTGGTCTGGTAGACCGGGTTGATCTTGTTCCAGAAGCGCTTGGTCGCGCCCATCATCATCTGGCCAACACGATCAGTGTAGGCCGGAAACGCGCCTGTTGGCCAGCCATTCGGCACAGCCTCGGTGTTATGGTCGTCACGTTCTGACCAGGCTACATCAGCGATATCGGGCATTGAATGCTCCAATAGAAAGCAACGCGGTGGAGAACCGCGCGGCAAGTACGGATTTCGATTTGCTAGAAGAGGAACGGCCGATTATATGGTTTTGGCCGAGGGAGACGACAGATGGACAACAGAAACCGAAAAAACACCCCTCTTGAAAACGCGGGGGTTATCCTGATGGCTATATTGTTGGTGATCGTCGCCTACTACGGGATTTAGATGTTATCCTCCCAACCGGTCGCGTAGACGTACGAGCCGTTGGAATTGCTGGCGTAGTAAATATTACCACTTTCTAATACGAATGACACCACTTGCGTCGTGTCGATGGTGGAACCGGTGATGCCGTTGTTCTTGGCGCCGGCTGGTGCCGCATTGTTGCCGGAAGACCAGCTGCCATAGGCGTTATTCGGAGCCAGCAATGCGCCCTGTCCATCGGTCTGGTTGAGGAACAGCACCATCACGCCAACCGAAGCCGTTGGCGGGAAAAAACCGGCCCACGATACGGCGGTATAGGTCGGAGTATTGGGGCTGCCAGAAGAACCGCTGGTCATGATCGCGGCTGTGGTTGGGTTAGTGCCAACCACGATCTGCGCGCGTCGCCCATATTGGACGGTGCGCCAGAGGTTTCCGGAAGAATCGTTGCGGATAGCGCCAACGCGGACCTTGTTGACGTAACCTGAAGGCATTGTCGGAGTAGTGGCGCTGAGGGAAATCAACGCCGCAGCCGTGGCACCATTCCAGATCACCCAAACATTGTACCAGGTCGAATTCGATTTGGTGCCCGTATCGAGACCGTTCGCCCCGGAAGCCGATATATCGCCAGTGACGCTAAGACCAAGCGGTGCCGTGACCGTGACTTGGGTGTTGCTCGTCACCTGGACTTTCAGGCCGCCGAAGATGCCCATGTTGATGGGGTGGACGTATTCCGGCAGCGTGCCGGCCGGATTATAGCGCAGCGGCCACGAAGCGGCCTTGATGGCGGGTGCAGGCGTTCCAAGCGCCTGTATCGCCTCATTCGTGCGCAACGGCGTCATCACATTTGTGTTGTTCGAGCCGGCTTGCGCCTCAGCCTGCGAGGCAATCTGGATGACAGGCGGAATGGATTGCAGAAGCTGGAAAGTCCCAAGCGTGACGCTGTAGGAAATGGAATAGATATTGCCCGCGACGATATCCCCGGCGGCAAGATCGACCGGGCCGCTCGAACCATTCTTCAAAACAGCGATCGGAGACCCGGACGGCCCGACCTGAACGGTCATTGCTCCCGTGTTGGTGAAGCCAGCCGTGAAATTGATAGTGCTTCCATCGGCCCCGGAGAAAGTGCCGGGTGAAACGATCTGGGCGTTCGCAGATCCCGTGGACGTGCCGCCAAAGGACGCGGACCCGACGACCGCTTCCGATGTCGTCTGATCCCAGATCAGATTGCCGTTGGCGTCGTAAACGACCTGCCGATAGGCACCCGAACCGAATATGATTGCCCTGCCCCCGGAGTCCAGGATGACCGGATTGCTGTTGGCAATCGTCTGGGCGGAATCGGCATACGTGTCTTTTGCAGTTGTCGTTGATGGAGTGTAGAAAAACACACTCCCACCGGCCAATGGCACGCCGAGCGCGTCTGTGAACTGCGTTTCCGCCAAGGGAAGGATCGTTGCCATACATAATTCTCCATAGAAAAAGGCGGCTCCGAAGAACCGCCTTTTGTTCCTTGCGTTGACGCGCTGCGTCTCGCCTTATCTAGCCGTGGCTCGACTTAACGGAACGTGCCGTGCCTGCCTTGTCTCAACGTGGCTGGCCTCGTCTGACCGTGCCTGCCTTGTCTGGTGTCGCCCCGACTGGACGATCCGCGCCAAAACATACCTTGCCGGCCGTAACGGACCCCGCCTGGATCAGCCTTGACTCGTCGTGAGCCTGCTTGTCTCACCTAGCCTGCCGCGCCGTGATCCTTGCCAACCGGATGCGGCGATCCGATTTCGCACATTCTCACTCCGCCGCAATGAGGCCGGCGGGGTTCACGTTTTCGAGTAGCGCGGCGATGTCTTCGACCTTGTCGCCCGTAACGCCAGCATGGATGAGCGCCGCTTGATAGCGGTTGACCCATGTCCGAAGGGCTACCGCTGCTTGGTGGCAGTGTTCCGCCATATGGTCCTGGTCGCTCGGGTTGGAAAGCACGTAGCCGCCGCCATCCTTGCGAGACTCGCGCGGTGACAGCACCATCGGCATTTCCGTCTGCACCACCTTGACGGCGCCCTTACGGCCAACCGTCTCGACAGAGAAGGATACCTTCAGGTCGTGAGCGAACTCGCGAGCCTGCCAAAGCTGGTATTCCTGTGCCGCCTTGTCGGAATTCCATTCAAACCAGCCATATGCGGGATGGCTCTCCCCGACCTTGCGGACTTCCTGCAAAAACAGCTTCGGATTGTATTGGCCGTTGTGCCTGACAGCGAAGTCGCGGACGATTTCCTGACGCTGTTCCTTCGTGTAGCGAGCGGTAGCCATTTACGCAGCCCTCCGCTTCGTTTCCATCTCATAGAAGGACATGAGGCCCGCTGTCTCTTCGTTGGCGTACTCAGGCGCCTCCAGAGCCGCCTCCTGCGCTTCCCTTCCATGGTTGGTGACGAGATCACTCCACTCGTCATCGTCCTCGCCGTCACCAAGAACACGGAAGCAGCCGAAACTGCCCTTGCCCTTCTCCTGCCTGAAATCGCCGATCCCGATCAGCACACCAGCGTTGCAGAGCAGCGTAACCACGGAAAGCGCCGACAACTGCGGGATGATGTACTGGACCTCAATTTCCGCGCCCCAGCGAGGCAGGAATGCCCTGGAACGCATATCCGGCGTCTTCGCGATATCTGCCGACCGAACGATGTCGAGCCGGAGCTGCGGCGTCCCATAGAGCGGAACGTGATCGCCGGGCATGAACAGAAGCCGCTGCGTGGATGCCTTCGTGAGGCCGGGCGTTTCCAGCGCTGCATTGATCATCGCGGCTTTGACCGCCACGACCCTCAGTCCGAGCGCGGTAGGACCGCCCTGCGTGACTTCCGCCGAATTGCGGTATTCCGTCAGCGGGTCGTGCTTGATGCCGGCCTTCTCCGCCTTCGTTTTCTTGCCGCCGCCGGTCAGAAAATACTGGCGCATTTTCTCCGACATGCGGTTCTGAAACATCGGCGTGGTGCCGATGATCCGCAGTTTCGCGCTAGCCCGCTTGAGCGGTTGGACGCTGATCTCAGTCGTTTCCTTCTTGATAGGCATGGTCTTAGTCTCCATCGGCGCCCGGCCCTGGCAGGCCCGGAACGCGCGGGTTCGCATTAGCGAAACCGGGAGCCGATGAAGCTCTCGAATTTCGCGTTCAAACCGCCCTGCCAGAGGCGGAATTCAGTTCAGGAGATTTTCCTGCCGTACTCTGAAGTGAAGTGACGCTCCGGCGTCACAGTGACCCGTCTGTGCCCGCGATAATGTGTGGTGACGCGAAACCAGCGCTCGCCGTCTTTGTCGAACTTGGGCGACCGCTCGACATATGCCCTATCGTGATCGGCCTCTCCGATCAGAGTTTCGTACCACCCATCGCCCTCGTACGTCGTGGTGTGGCGATACGCGCTGACGACCATGCTGCAACACAGCTTGCCGTCAGTTTTGACGTTCCAACCATAGATGCGCGGGTCGAGCGCTTCGGCCGCTGCCTTGAACTCGGCAAGGGCGGCGGCAAATCGCTCTTTGGGCGAAGGCGTCGCTGCCTCCGCGATCGAGGGGGCGGCAACCGCGCCGGCAACCGCCAGGGCAGATGGCGCCGATTTCAGAAACAGACGACGAGTGAGACTGCTTACCATTCGAGCCTCCCGCCGCTTAATTGAGGGTGCCGAGCGCCGGCAGACCAAGGCTTTCCTTGGTTGCGACACTGCGTTCAGCCGTGGCCGCGCCCATGGCCGCGAGAGTTTCGGCGGTGGCAATGAACTTCGCCACTACGACAAGGCTGGGCTCGCCGCTATAAGCGTCCTTCTGCTTGGTGTAGTAGGTGACACGGAAGAGGTTCGGTGCGATTTCCTCAACGTCGCCAACGCCAGAGACGAAGGTATCGAGGATTACAGCAGGCTCGGTTAGTGCTAGACGTGATTCAGCCATGATCGGTCTCCCCAATGAGATCGGTTTCGGTTAGGGCTGGATTGGTGTTGCAACCACCTTTCCGGCCCGACTATTATGTGTTATCACTTAATCATGACCGACGCAATACGTGATAACAAAAAATCTAGGGGCCGCCCTGCGACGACCGGCACGGGTACCCTTATCGGCGTGCGCCTTCAGCCCGATATGCTCGCCGCACTCGACAAGTTCGTTGATGAGCAGGCCGGCATCACCCGCCCGGAAGCTGTCCGGCTTATCCTCCGAGACTGGCTCGTCCGAAACCAGATGCTCGATAAATAATCCTCGACAGAATGTAAGCTAGTCGCTGACAAACCCCTTGACCTTGTGTAAGCAAAATGCTTACATGGGTTATGATCAAGTCGTTCAAAAACAAGGCGCTGCGCGATCTGTTCGAAACCGGGAAAACCGGCAAGATCGATGCCAAGATGCATTCGCGCATTGCCAAGCGGCTCGACAGGTTGGAAGCCGCTATGGCCCCGGAAGAGATGAACCTTCCCGGCTACAACTTCCACCCCCTGAACGGCTTCAACCCAACCCGCTACACGGTCCACGTGAATGGCCCGTGGTGCATAACCTTTGAGTTCGATGGAACTGACGCTGCACGTGTCGATTTTGAGCAATACCACTGATCACAACGCCACGGAGGGCAAGATGATCACCTACGAAGTAACCCGGCCCATTAAGCGCGCCCCGTCTCATCCGGGGGCCATTCTGGACGACATCATTCCCGCGACCGGCAAGAGCAAGGTCGAGATTGCCCACCTCTTGGGTATATCCCGCCAGCAGCTCTACGATATCCTCGGCGAGAAGAAGCCTGTGTCTCCCAACGTTGCGGCTCGCCTCGGCAAGCTATTCGGCGATGGCGCTTCTATTTGGCTCCGCATGCAGGCTTCCTATGACGCCTGGCATGCCGAGCGAGAGGTTGACGTTTCGGCCATCCCGACTTTGGAAGTCGCTTAATCGAAAAGTCTGATTGCCCGTTTATGCTGCATTGCAGCATCCCCATTTGACAAAATATGAACCAAATGGGCATATATCCGTTTCGGGGCTTATGGGGGATATGGGCATGAGTGACGTTATGGCTCGGAAGCTGCACACCATTGTTTTCCAGGATGGCGACCTTTTCATCGCCTCCGGCGTGGAAGCCGACATCTTTGCACAAGGCAAGTCACGCTCCGAAGCCGAGCGCCGGCTTGAAACGGTACTCTGCGCCGAAATCAATGAGGCCAGGGCCTCGGGCCGCGACTTCTTTGATATCGGGCCCGCTCCCGAATCCGTGCAGACGCTTTTTCGCGACGCCAGTAGCAAGATTATCGCACAGGACGAACGTCTCGTAGCGTAGCCATCCGCCGTGGGCACAACGCTTGGTCAGTACATGTACTGGCTGCGCTCGATCGGCGGCGAATGCCGCAGCGGGATCGGCGCGGACCCCGCTATCGGCATGGTTCCCATTACCAAACTCATCGCTCCCAACGGGCGGCATTTGATTTACCCTGGCAGCGACCAGTCTGAGGTTCTGGCCACCCATACCATCGAGCGTATGGACAACAGGTTGCAAGTGGCGTCACCCTTCCCGTCTGTTCCTAGATCCTGATGGGGTGGAGCATGAAACCCAAAGTAGGTGACCATATTCTCGTCCGTGCCACCGTTACCCGCGTGGACGAGAAAACCATCACCCTCCAGATCGGGCAGCTAACTCCTATCACGATCCGGGCAGATCACCCCGCGTTAGAAGTGGTCGAGCCCGGGAAGAAGAGGCCGTAGGCGCAGCCGTTCTTGAATTTTCAAGGGTTTCGGTATTATCTGCGCCGCTATGCGCAAATCAGTACTGCTACTTCTCCTGTTGGCCGGTTGCACGTCGATAGACGGCGCGAACGAAAGAGGCGGCACGATTAGCCACGTGATCGGCCTCACGACTGCTGAAGCCTTCAAAAAGGCCGATGCGCATTGCCGCCAATACGGCCGGGTCGCCCAAATCAGCGGAACGGACACGCTTGCCAGCACGATGACCTTCAATTGCGTGGCACCGTAGATGCGGCGTCTGCTATTCTACACCATTTGCAGCGTCGCCATGTTTGGCGTGTACCTACTCATCAAGTTTGCGGTTACCGGCATCAGCGCCGATTTTGGCCTCGGCTTCTTTGCCGGAATAATGACCCTCGCCGTACTTTTTTGGCTTGTGGACCGCTTCACTGAAGGCGGTTTGGGCGGACGGTAAGTTCAAGCGGCCGGCGCTGATTGACCTGAGGCACCGCGATACCTTGCGGCACGGAGCGGAGCAAATAATTCGCGCCAGCTTCCCCTAATCCCCCTTGAATCATCCTGTTGGCAATCGCGGGACTACGGAGGATCATACCCGCGCCCTTGCCAGCAAGAAGGCCGCCGCCAGCAGCCAGCGCAGCCATAGGAATGGCGCTAGGGTTCAAAGCCAGACCGGCGATCCCCGCGCCGCCCGCCCCTCCTATGCCGCCGCCCAGAAGGGCATTGTGCAACCTGATGCGCTCTGCCGATCCACTTGATGGGGCTTCCTTGAGAAACTGCTGGCCAATGCGAGCCAGATCGACAAGATCCGAGCCCTTTCCGAACGATGAGACGCCATAGGATTTTGACGCCTGCCCCATGAGCAGCGCGGGAGAAATGTCGCCAGTCGCAGACTTAGCCGCCAACGGCTCGATCGTTTTTACCGCCTTCCACTGGCTGCGCGCCGTGCGCAAGTCCTCCAGCGCCTCCGCAGGCGCCGACCGCTCCAACGTTCCGTCCAGTGCGTCGCGAATCTTACTGGCGTAGAAACTCACGTTCGGATCGGTTGATTGAATTGCGCGGTCGAGCGGGGCACCCTTCCGCGTCAGGGCTTGGTAGGTCTCGCCATCAATCGAATTGTCGCCAGCCTTGAACTTACCGACTATCTCCAGCATCTGCTTGCGCAGCGGAGAGAACTCGGCTTCCTGAAGGGTCTGGCCCGCATCGCCGATGATGCTCCTGAGGTCTTCGGCGAACTGCCCATCAGCTTTGATGGCAGGGGTGCGCTCCGCTACGCTATCGAAGACCTTTCCAATGCGACTCTTCGCAGTCGCGATGACCTCGGGCGTGATTTCCTTGGCGGACTCTCCAAAGGATTTCGCCACGGCGCTATTGAACGCCTGCTGTTGAGCTTCCTTCGCAGCAGCCCCGCCGCTGAGAGGTAAGCGATTTACGACGCTATCAAGAAACTTGATCGTCGGGTTGGTTGAAAGCTGCCCGGGACCGACATTGATGCCGTACTTATCGCGTGCGAGCTGCGCTAGCTGAGCCACGCGCTCGGGGATGGTGCCGCCGATCAGCTTATTGACGCCAGCCCCAATTGCCTTGCCGGCGGCAGGCGCAATAGCGCCGAGCGCGCCTCCGAGTTCTGCGCCTTGCGCGATGGCATCCATATCACCGTCAGAACGCACGGCGGCATCGGCACCACCAAGAGCGGCCCCGGAAAGACCGCCGGTTACGGTACGGGTCAGAAGGTTACCCGACATGCCAAGCAATCGACCAGCACCGGGTACAGCATTCGCCACACCACCCAAGGCGCCCACACCTCCAGCGATCTGGGCACCAGTCGAGACTACCGGATGATCGGACTGAAACTGTTCATCCTGGGCGTTCTGCATCGCCAGAGAGTTCTGATAGCGCTGCGCGAACGTGTCGCCCTGAAGCTGATTGCCTTTGGACAGAAGCGGGTTGATGACCGGCGCAATCAGCGCGTTCGTGGCCGCATCAGCGCGGTTGAGCGCCCCGCCGATGATGGGAACACCGGTTGCGATCTGCCTGCCGACGTTGTTGACGAACCCGGCGACTGGAGCCGCATAGTCTGCAACCGTATCGATCGCCCCGCCGACTTTTTGCCCGAATGTTTCTGGTGCGGCGCTTTGTGACTGAGCGACATCAGCCGCAGGAGCCGGGTTGCTGCTGTCGGTGATGCCCCAGGCCTTCAGGATATCCTGCTGCGGCGCTTCGGGTGCGGCTGGCGCTTCGGTACTGGTATCGATGCCCCACGCTTTCAACGGGTCTTGATTGGCCTCTGGCGCGGCCACAGGGGGCTCAGGAACGCGTTCTGCGGCTTGCGGAGCCTGAGACAGCGGCGCCGGCTCCTCGCCGATCAAGGGCGTGTAGTTGCTCTGCTGCTGGCTGAACGGAGGCGGGACGAAGTTGACGGTCTGGACTGGATTGCGTGCGACGCCACCTGCTTCGGCATTGACCGCGTTGGCGGCGGCAGAGGTAAATGGCCTCCCCTCGGCATTGTCGGTGAAATAGTGATTGCCAATCTTGAGCGCATTGCCGCTATTCAGGTTGCGCGCCCATTGAGCCGACGAGTCTGACGGGTTGGCGTAATAGAGCGCGCCACCAGTGATATCGGGCACCTGACCGTTGATGAGTTGCGCCGCCATGTCGCGGGCAGCTTTGCTCGGGTTCTTGGCCTGCCCTTGGAATTGCTGCTCTGCCAATGCCTGGTCAAGCAGCCCATTGCCATAGCCGGAAAAGTTCTGGCTGGCGCGGTTCTGAATCACATTGGCGACAGCCTGCATGCCGCTGACGCCCTCGCCGCCAGCTTCCCCCTGAAGGATGGAAGCAAGCGTCTTCAGATCGCTGCCAAGATAGCGAGGCGTTCCAACATATGCCATGAAGCTACTGCCCGTTTGCTGAGGCCGCCTGCGGCGGCGTCACAAGGCCAAGCTGCGTCGCCGTCTGCAAAGAGCCGACGAACTTCTGCCTATCGGCCGGCGACAAGCTCTTGACGTATTTCGAGCGCTGCTCCGGGGACATCATATCGAAGCCATATGCAACCGGGTCTTGCTCCGAATTGAATTTGGCCGCCCACTGGTTGTAGGTATTGGGCTGTTCACCGGAGGCCTGAAAGGCGCGCACTTTGGCGTTCTGGAGGCGCCGCAGCGACAGAGCCGTCTTCAGCACATCGACAGCAGCGGCGTTCGAGATGCCGACATTGGGATTGCCGGCAAAATTGGCAGCCAGCTTGTCGTTCGTGTTCGGACTGCCGACTGACGTAGCGTACTGAGTGAGGTACTTCCTGGCTTCATCGAAATTCTTCACGTCGTCGTTGGGGCTCATGACGCCGTTCGAAATCAGGAACGATTTGATTTCGTTGATCTGCTCTTTCCCGGGGCCGGTGCCGGTCGGGCCGAGGGCAATGAGAGCGTCGCGGGCCTTCACCAGCGGCGTGACATCCGACTGGAAATTGGCTTCCTGAGCGGTGTCCGCAGCCAATTGCTGGCCACTAGCCGCCCCTACGGTCTTGTTGGCCTCCAGCGCGCCCGGCGACGGCCCCGTGACGACACTGCCACCCTGTGCAGCCGGAACAGGTGCCTGCCCCTGCGGATAAGGTTGAAGCTGATTGACGGGCTGATTAGGAGCCGTGGCAGGCACACCTGTCAGCGGGTTCATGCCGGCCTGCTGCGCAATGACGCCGGCAGGCGTGACGGTCGGCTGGCCCTGCGCATTCGTGCCGGGCACCAAGGACAGGCGCTCGGATGGCGAAGTCTGGACAGGGATATTGGCACCGATGCGACGAATGCCCGTAATGGGGCTAGCCGTGACAGGAACAATCGTGTTGCCATTGTTGATCGTGGACGGCTCGCCGTAGATTTTGGTGAACTGGCCGGCAGCATCCTGGATGCGCGTGTTGAGGCTCTGGAGATACTGCGGAATCTGCGCCGGGTCGGTCGGCATGTTCGACAGCTCGCTGTTCGCGATGTCCGGCGTGATCCATCCCTGCTGAACAGCCTGAGCAGTGGCCTGTTTCAGAAGACCAGGACCAGCCGCGGTTGAAATGCGAGGATCTTGCGCAAGAGAGCCGAGGAAGCTCGAAAGCTGACCAAACTGCTGATGCGCGAGATTGATCTTGTCTTGCGACAGGCCCACGCCTGCACGCTGCGCCTCAGTCTGCAAAAGCTGGTTCTGGACGGCGGCGTTCCTCAACGCCTGGACCTGCGCCAATCCCTCGATAAGCGAATTCTGGTTTGCGCGGGGATAGATCGACGTGTCTACGGTGCCGTCAGCCATCGATCATCCCCCTACTGATAAAAGCCGTTTTGCAGGGCATTGTACTGCGCATACGAGTTGACGCCGTTGGTGAGGGCATTCGCCGCGCCGAGGTAGCCGGCCGCCTGAGCATTGCCGCCCTGGATGAGGCTGTTGCCGACGTTGGCCGCCGTCTGCGTGCCATAGGCGCCGGTTTGGGCTGCTGCGTTCTCGCCGAGCTGCGTGACGCCGATCAGACGATTGTAAGCGTTCGTCTGGTTCGTGTTGGCGTTGTTGAACTGGTTTTGATAGGTCGAATCCGCAAGCCCGGTGGCGTAAGCGGCGGCACCCTTCATCGCAGCGCCTGACAGGCCCAGCCCACGGGCGGCAGCGCCGTTCTGAACGGATTTCAACCCCTGAGAGAGATTGAACTGGTAGCCGGGCGTGTTGCGAAGCGTGGCCTGGTCCATGACGATTGGCGAGGTGAGTTCCGTCAGGCGATTACCAAGCATTGCACCAGCCGCCTGTCCCTGCTGGTTGTAGGGCAGCAGATCGGCGCGGGTCTGCTTGTACATCTTCATCTGCGCATCAGCCGAAGCCTGGGCGGCGTCGGCCTGCGCATTCGCTCCCATAATGGAAGCGCCAGCGCCGACGACGGCGCTACCGATGATCGCGGTTGCCACCATTTTGGGTTAATCCTTGTCCAGGAATTGCCAGAACATCAGTTCTGTAGCTTTGAAGCCCGCGCCCTCGATGAGTGGCGTGGCGTATTTCGCATGACGCGTCTTGATGCCGATCTGCATGAGCTGAACGCCGCGCCGGGCGCATTCCTTCTTCCATGCCTCGAACAACAGTTTCCCGCCGCTCAGGCCGCGAAGGTCCGGCGTCACGAAAAAGATGTCTGTCGTGGCGGTCAGGCAGCCCTGATAGTGCATGCCAGGGACGACGAAGGAGACCAAATATCCTGTAAGCCTCCCTTCCTCGCGAAGGGTAACATACATCACCTGTCCTGCCGCCGCGCGGGCCAGGTAGAGCCCGAACTGAGGATCGAGAGGTATGCCGGCCACCTTATGTTCTGACAATTCATCGTAGTGGGTCGGGAGAAGCGGCTTCAATTCCTCGAGAGAAGCTTCGTTGAGGTCTTCAACCTGAGCCGTCAGCATCATTCACACCTCAAGTCGATGATGCAGACAATCCGATCGTCGGCGCTGTTGTTCACGACGCTGTGCTCAACCGAATTATCGATCCACCAGACATCGCCCGAGCGAAAATTCACCGTCTCCTCGCCGATATGGAACAACGCGCCTGGCAAGCTCTGGAGAGCAACCTGGTAGCGCTCGTAATATGTAGCCGGCGCACCCCCATCGACGTGAGGAGTGATGGTTTTGCCCGGGGGCAATCTCGTGATGATCACCCGGCCAAGTCGGACGGCTTCCACCGTCCTCATCAGGTCGAAAATGATCGGCCGCAGTTGGGGCAGACGTTCCCAGGCTGGGAAAGCCATGCACTCCTTGTCGTCCGTAACGGTCGTGGGATCGCCCGTCCTCTCGAATTCAGCGAAATCATTGAACCGCACCAGAATATCGCTCACATCGGCGTGCGCGGTTCCCGGGTGTTTCGTCCTGATCGGATGCTGGTTCCACAGGTCAGGCTGGCGTTGCAATGCGTTCAGAACCGGCGTGACATTCAGGCCGGCGGCGAGCTGCTGAAAATACTTCATGTGGCTCCTAGCCGGGGATGAACGAAACGACTGGCGGCACTGAATAGGCCAGTGTCACCACGTCCCCGTTCATCACCGGGATTGTCGAAGGCGAGACATCGATCGTGGTGCCGGCTCGCTTGAGAGTCGCCCCGCTAACGGAGCCGCCAGTGACTGTCACAAACCCTCTCCCCGACGCGGTGTAGGAAAACGGCGATCCGGTCGTTGCGACCGAAACGATAGGCTGCGCGGACCCAACCAGGTTGTTGAAGAACCTCATCCACACAGGAGTTACCAGAATTCCGCCCTGCCCTATGGGCTCCGCTGAGGACGGAACAATGGGGCTGCCGTATTGGGCCTTGCTGGTGCTCACGAGGCCGCTTTCCTGATCTCAATCCATGCGCCATTCAAGGCCGTTCGGACGGGCGCTGACCACGAGATTTCGAATACCCTGTCACGGGCCATGCCGAGTTTCCGCCACTGCGGGGACACGTAATATTGGCCGGTGGCGCCCATCGATCGCAGGACAGGATTGCCGTAAGTTGCACCGCGCGTATCGCTCCAGCGCAGGGAGATGAGCGGTGGATCTGAAGGCACGGTGCCAACAGACTGCCCGACTTCCATATCCGCGACAAAACGAATGTATTCAACGCGGTTGCTGTCTTCTCCGACGAGATGCGGAAGCGTCCTTATCCTCGGGATCGCGGTCTGCCCGTCGAAATAGTAATCCTGGTCGAAGACGTAGAGCGCGCCATTCTGGAAATCGCCCACATGGCCATCGCCATAGGCGAAAGCGAAGGCATTACCTCGGTGGCGGTTGAGGACGCCGTTTCCGTCTAGCGACCCCCGCTCATGCCACTGCTTCGTGGACATTTCATAGGCCCACGTCTTGTTGGCTGTCGGGAACGTCAGAATGTAAAAGGCGTGGCCGTCGATCTGGTGGCAGTAGCCGATTGCATCATCAATCTTGGAGTAGGATTGGAAATCCTGTTCGATGGCATGTGTGGAAACGCGCTCGACAGCATAACCTGAACTCATGGCGACGATGGCATTTCCCTGCCTGTCCTGTGTGAGCCAGAACAGGGAAACGTCCTGCTGTGACAGCGAATACGGCGCCACACAGCCGTGGTTGATAAAGGCGCCCTGGATGCGGCCGAAGGTGAAATCGGCAGCGCCTGTGTTGGTCCAGATTTCGGTGGTCAGTTCCCCAATGAGCCAGAGTTCGCCGTGGATCGCGGCGAGACACTGAATATTGTCGGCGGCGCCGGTCTTGCCTGCGATATCGAGCGGATCGAACGCATAGCCGTGAACGAAATCGATGTTGTAGACAAAACCCCCGCACACCAGCGACACGATCCACGTGAAACCAGAACCGGTGCCCCCGATCGATGCTGCTGCGGCCGAGAGCGAGTCATTAACCTTGTAGCCGGACCCGACCGTCGTGATCGTGACGGTTGTCACCACGCCGCCAGCAACAACTATGGTTGCCTTCGCTCCCGAGCCGGTGCTGCCAGTCAGTGTGACGTTGGTATAGGTTCCGTTCGTGTAGGCAGTTCCAGCAGCGCCGATTGCGCCGCCCTGGATCGATCCTGGCACGCCAGGTGTCGTTGACGTGAGGGTCAGCGTGTCGCCGTTGGTGTAGCCGCTTCCGCCCGCGTTGATCGTGGCGACTGTAATAACGCCGCCAGAAACCGTTAGGTCTGCGGTAGCGCCTGAACCTGTGCCGCCGGCAAGCGGGACGTTCGTATACGTGCCGTTGGTGTAGCCGGCTCCTCCAGCGACCAATGAGCCCTGGTAAATTGAGCCCACGGTCCCCGTCAGCATCTGGAAGGTCACCAGCGACAGGGAGATATAGAATTGCGCCGTGTTCGGACGATTTAGGATGAAGAAGGTATCGAGATAATCGACGCTGGTCCCGCCGTAAAAGGACGGGTCGGTAATCTGGCCAAAAGCCTTTGTCGCCATATCGATTGCGTAGCCCGCCGATGTCCCATCCACGAGCACGACGCAGAGGCCATTATCAGCGCAGCAAACCGTGTTGACGCCAAAGGTGATGCTGCCGAGAAGTGTCCACGTATAGTCTGGTGAGACGAAGTAGACCGACGAGTTGATGACCGCGTAAAGGTCGCCATTCGAAGCGCGATACAGCGCCCGATAGCGGCCGACGATAGGAGCCTGAGACACAGGGCGAAGGCCAGGCGTGGGGTAATGCGTTACCGGGACCGGCGGGGACCCTTCGGCGGGGTTTATCTCGGAATACAGATTGACTGAACGTTGGGCGCCCGCGATCAAATTCCGAGACTGATATGCACCGCCGAGAAGGAGAATGCGCATCAGTTCGACGTGTCGCTGAAGATGTTATAGACGTTGCCGCGCACCAGGTCGCTTGGCATCTGAAGCAGCGGGATCTGGGCGTTCGTATTCTTGATCGTGTTGAGCGCGACCTTGGCCAGACCGATCAGGCCGGCGTCCGGTTGCAGCTGGTAGGCGACGCGAAGCCGAACCGCCAGATTGAGACGGATAGCCTCCTCATATTCGGGCGGCAGCGCAAATTCCGTGTTGAGTGCCGGAAAACTCTGGAGCGCCGGCTTGGCCGACAGATGCATCTCATACGTGCTGTTGGGCAGCGGCCATATGAAGATGTTGCCGAGCGGGAAATCGGAATCGTAGAAGACGTAAGCCGGTACTGAGGCCATCGTCTTCAGCACGATCTGGTTGTAATCCTCCCGCGATTGCAAAATGGCAAGCGGGTAATCGACATTGTTCCCGGGCGCGCCTGCAAGCTGGCGAAAGTACCCGGATTCCAGCCGGTCGGGACGGTTCTGTGAGATATCGCCACCGGGCCCGATGCTGTAAGAGAGTGCTCCGGTGCCCGTGAAAACGATATCGACCAGGTGATAGACGAGCCAACGCCGACGCGACCACTGCGCGATCATCGCGTTGAGGCGGACAAGGGCCTTGTTGGTGTCCTCTGCCAGCGGGGTCTGGCCAACACCGATAATGCCGGCATCGTCCATCGCCCCTGTGATGAGATCGAGAGCGGTCGTCATGGATTCTTTTTCGGACGGCCTGGGCCGCGCTTGACGGTTTCGCCGAGTTCGGAGGCGCCGGCTTCATCACCCTCTTCGGGCACAACTTCCCATTGTGCCACCAGCGCGGCGCGTTCCTCGTCGTCCTCGACAATGAACATCTGCCCCTCGGGGGAGTAGACCGCCATGGGATACATCTGAAATGTCATTTGGCATCCGGGATTTCGATGGAGAAAACGGGCGGCGTCTTCCGTGCCTCGATGATCGGCACAGGATTGATCGGATAGCGCACGTCAGCCTGAGGCGGCCCCCAATGGGGTCCTAGCTCAGCCTCTTCCTGGGCGCTCATCACCAGCCGTTGCTGGCCAGTGAGATTATGGTAGCGAAGGAGCGGATAGCGCATGAGAAATGGGGCGGCCGGAACCGCCCCACTCCAAGGTCATCAGATCTTGTCGGCGACAATCGCCAGCCATTCCGGGCGGACGTACAGATAGCCGTAGATCACATCGAGGCGCGTCGCGAGCTGATCGGTGCCGATCACGTAGTCGGTGATCATGCGCATCGAAATGCCGTCGTAGTTGCGGCGCGCGGCCTCGTGGACGCCCTTGGGCAGAACGAGGTCGGCGGTCGCCAGCGTGACAGCTTCGGGAGCGTAGGCAAGGTTCTTGCGGTACGTTTCCGATGCCTTGCTGGCGAGACGCACTGCGGCAGCATTGGCCGGCGACGCGGTGACGGTCTGATACTGCACTGCCTGGCCGGCGTTCGGGGGAACGATGGCCGGGTAGATCGGGATCGAAGTCGCGCCCGAAGCCACATTCGCCGTCACGACGAACTGGCGCAGCTTGCCGGTCGTCTTCTTGAACACGAAGTTGACGCCATACACACCATCGATCGTGATGATGTCGCCCTTGTTCAGGGTGCCGGTGATGGCGCCGACCGTAATGGTCGAACCCGTCTGGCCAGCGCTACTCATCGTCGCGTTGGAGTCATAGGAGCCGGTCGTGTGCTTGATGACCGTCTGGTCCATGAAGAAATCGAACCCGAGGGCATTCTTCATCTGACCGGACCGATACTGCTCCGAAATCGCCTGCGATGGATTGAACAGGCCGGAGAGGGTCGCCACGACGTTGGCTTCCGTCCACGGATCTTCCACCAGCTTGCGGCCGGGCTGCATCGGCGCCGAGTTGTCGTTCAGCGACGCCTGGGCCTGGAGGATCGTGGCGGCGTTCGGCGAGATGACGTTGTTGGAGCCGT